GATTAAAAACCGTTGCATCATGCGGGGCAGAGCAACAAAATGTCGCCCTGCTGGAGGTCAATAGATCTCCCTCGTCGAACACATCGTTCGACACCAAAAACCCTCCGAGATGGGTTAAATCTCGGATCGGGGCACGGGCTGGAAAATTTCTCCAGGACGTACCTCAGGGTAAGAGAAAGTCCGAGGTCTTCGTTCGTCATTTGACTAACGAAGCCTATGTGGCCAACTCTGAGTTGTGGAAGGCAGTCCACAGCACTTCCCCTATTAGGAAGAAGTCCCATGCACGTCGTCTACTTAAGGAATTCCTGCAAGTATGGACGTGTACCGCCGTCTTAAGTGGGGAGAGCCTCGACTTTACGCACACGAAACGCCTGCGTCAGTCTGAGACTGTCATTGCATGGGTCTGGAAAATTTCCGCCCAATTGCTGACGTCCCCCGAGGCCTTTATGGCCTCAGCCAAAGTCTATGCACACGCAGTGCGTACGGCCTGGATTGGTAAATTACCATTCAGGCGTATCCCATTCAGTACGATATTTCGCCCTGGATGGTTGCGTGCACACGGGCCTTGGTCCAACCGTGCTGAGCAGCATATGCTGCTCCAGTGGTCGTTTCTCGCGCGGGCATTGCCGGCCCGACCCAAATACTTGGTCGGGTCTCCCGTTGCAGAGATGGTGGAACGTGTAACAAATGTTAACACGATCACTAAACCCATCCTGCCGGGACACGTGGATACGATCATGGAGGGGAAGAAACCTCGTCAGAATTTCGAACGAGTTTCCCTTCAGTCACGGGGTGCTTGCCTGCAAGCCAAGAGAAGTGAGGGGGGTCGCCGCGCGTTTTACGCACTTTCATATGAAAGTTTCTTAAAGAAGCGGAACCTACCTCCCCCACGGTTTCAAGCATCAGAATTTTCTGCTGCTCAGGCCGTGGAGGTTTCCAAGGCGAGACAGGCGTTGTGGGATCGTTCCTTCATCAGCGACCCGGACCTCCAATCGACAATGTCGCTGGAGTCGCATCCGGTCCTAGTGTTGGAGCGTGGGTGGAAAACACGAGTCGTATCACGGTCGTGTGCCATTCGGGTAATCAACTCGGAAGCATATCGTGCGGACATTGTCCGTACGTTGCTACGGCGTAACGCATTTGCGCTACCCCAATCCGGGAAGCTTGATTACCTTCCCATAACCGGCTCGGGCAGCCGTAACCCCTCCAAGCTCTATGTCTTTAGCGCCGATCTTTCGAACGCTACGGACTTTCTCTCTCGAGAAGTGCTTGAAGGCATAGCCAATCACTTGGGTATTCCCCCTTGTCTAGTGACAGGGGGCACCATTAAATTTAATGGCGTATCCAAGGAGATGCTATGCGGTACCCTAATGGGTATACCATTGAGCTTTCCCTTTCTGAACCTCGTACATTTGTACGTGTGTGATCAGATAGGTGCCGCCCGCAATTCGTATTACGTTTGCGGTGACGACTTGATCGCTCTCTGGTCTC